CTATTTTGTTGTTGGCTGCTCCGGTGATGTTACGATAGGTTTGTATCAACGGCCCCAGTCCGGCTCCTGCGACTGTGGTTTTCGCTTCAATGTTCCCGGTAATCGCTGCATTACCAGTAACTGCAAGATTTCCCGTAGCCGTTATTGCCTTTGTATTGATGGCAGGTAGATTGGAAATCGGTGTCTGTAACTGAAAATCGGTACCATCGTACATAACGGTATACACTTGACCGACAATGATGTCCCCGGATTCAAGATCACTGGTCACAAACTTTTTGATGGATTTCACCCCAAGGCCGTTCACATTGAGGGTACTTGCGCCCGTATTTGCATTGAGCGCCTTAAACCTGAATCTTTGTCCTACCGCATACGCCGTAATAGACGGTGTTAAGACAATCGAGTAAGCGTTGGCTGCCCCTGTATCAGCTGCATAAACCGCATATCCGGTTTGCAGGTCTGCGGCCAGCAACACATTTTCAAATGTACCGGCAGTGGGCCGTAGTTCAGCAATATCATTCGTAGAAAACGAAAGCGCGGTTGTTCCTTCCTGGGCACGAGTAATCGTAAGATCATCGCCGGTTCGTGATGTGCAAAAGACAATCTCTTTTTGCAGATCTGCCTTGCGTACCAGCGTAAGGCGAAAGAAATCTGCACCAGATGGCGAAGGGAATAAAGCACCATCACCAACCTTGACACTAACGACTCCATCAGGCGCACTAATCCCTGACGCCAGCGTAGTTGAGGCATCATTAGTAAATAATTCTGACATGGCTTAGTCGTAGGCTCGTGTGAGCCAACCCCGCTCGTATTTTTTATATTTGCGGTTGGCAGCAATCAGCGTTCGATAAAACCCCGCTGCTTCTGACCGGAGACAGCCGATGAGACATTCCTCGTCAATATGGTCGATGGCATACAGTGTTTTATCACCAATAATGCCGTCGACCTTCAACGTTCTGCCCAGTGCAATACAGCCCCGTTGCAGCAACTTATGTGCTTGACGTGCTCCCATATTGACAGAAAGGTCAAAGAGCTTGGTCGCCAGGTCCTGGTCTTCGATAAATCCGTACTTGTATTTATCCCACCAGTGCTCACGGTAAATATTGATCGCGGCATCGATGTTCATAGATCGAATATCGTCGACATCGATGTCGCCATCAAAATCAAAATCACCTTCATCAATGCTTTTCAAAAAGCGCAGGGATATTCCGTACTTTGTGGCACCACCTGGGTCCACCGGGTCATTAACAAAATGACCTTCATGCTCCAATACAACCTGTATCGCGTCATCAAATGAGCTCACTGGAACCACCTCGTAAAAGTGTCTTTCAGGAAATGCCATGCCGCCCAAATGGCGAGTATTGTTGGCATGATGTACTTGGAGATAAACTTCACAACCTTGAGAGCGCCGGTCCCTGCCTTCCAGGCTTCAACCAATCCACTGGTGTTTTCATTGGTCGTCGCCAACTGAGTGGATAGTGTTTGCATCACGGCAGTGTTTTGCTGGATACAGCCACTTAATTCTACAATCTCTTTTTCCATGGCTTCCATTCGAGCTTCTCCGTCAGACAATTGTTCTTCCATATCTGCAAGCCGCTTCTCCAGTGCGGCCAGCCTGCTTTCTGGCATTGTTAATTGCCACCGGCATAGACTTGCGAGACACCAGCACCGCCAAGTGTTTTCGCCAGCAGTTTTACCTCATATAAGCTACGAACATCCAGAATTAGCCATCCAGTGCCGACTGCTAATACTGTTAGATCTCCCGACGCATCCACCACCATGCCGGCAGGGCTGGTAAAATCACCTGTGGCCGAATATAGGGTTTGGTGAGCCCCGCTAGGATGCGCTAACCCTTGGACTTCAAATCCAGTAAGCGCCTCACCGGTTAGATCTATCTGTATAAAGATACGATCCATCCGTTTAACATCCATGACAAATATTTCTTCCAGAACAGTGCCAATTGCCGCATTGCCCTGATCCTCTTTAAGATATGTATTGCATCTTTCTGCTACACCAGACATTTATACAAACCTCCGTAGTTTAACTCTTGATTTCGCATTGGTATGGCCGCGTCGTGCGCGGGATTTGGCATGCTGGATACCAGCATTGAATTGTCGGTCGCAATACACAGCGCCTCTTGCATCTGACCAGTCCTTGGCTTTCATCGACTTCAATCGTGCCTTGGCGCCGTGTGCTAGAATCTCTACCCAGTCGTGATACAACAGATCATCACCGCCGGCTGCGTCCCTGGCAGGCTTAACGGCTGCACGGACCTTGATGCCGCCCACAATGACCGCGATTGATGGCACATTGAACTTGATCGTATTGGGCTTTGGCACGTGGTAATACGATGGCACGCCATCATCGGCATTACGCCAACCATCATTCAGGTAGTCTTCCTTTTCTTCTGACCTGGGATCGATTGTTACACCGTCGTACTGGACGTGTACTGCGAGCACGAATCGTGTATCAGTTGGCAGTACCAGAGCATATTCATCCTGGCTGACCACTGTATCGATCGCGGTTAAATCCTCGCGCCAGATTAGACTTTCACCGCAGAACTGGATCGCGGCGTCACGAATAGCGTTTTCAATAATGGAATGTGGACATCCAGGTACTTCCGGCGCCACGTGTTTTGTGTAGGCACTCCATGCAGTGGTCATTGTTTATCTACCGGGATTGCAGCATCCGCCGCACCATCTGCCTGGGTTTTAACGCCAAGCAATTTATAGAAATTCTCCAGATGCCGCATGGCGCGTTGTCCATTGGCTGTCGTTTCATGATCACGACCGAAGAAGCGATATAGAACCCATTCGATCAAGACAGGCGCGTATACGTCATCCAAAGTAATCGGATCAGCAAGCGCATTCAGATCGGTGGGTGTGACAGACTGAATGGCCTCGATATGAACTACAGGGGATGCGGGTACTGGTGGCGACACGTAGAAGATTGTCGGAAACCGTGAGTCATACATGTATTCCTGGACCGTGGTCGCCGTGTCGGCCGTGTGCCAAGTTGGATCATACTCATCCATCACATCGCGATTCACCTGACGAATACCGTTGCCAGGAGTGGCACCATCTGCGCCCATGTTCCGAATAATACTCAGCAAGCGTCGCCCGGTAATGGATTGCTTGGTACCCGCCACCAGCGTCAGGTCAACAACCGTGGCACTGGCGTCCGGTCTAGCGACACAGATCGCTCTCTGCCCGTCATTGATCCACCCCAGACCATTCGCAGTCGTCCACTCCACATTTGAGGGGTCACGCACAACCTCGGAAGCACTGGCAACTATCGCAGTACCCGTAATCGTGCCCATTATTCAGCAACGGCCTGCTTTTGATCCGCTTGCGCTTGCATAGCTGCCTGGATCTTGAACATCATTTCGCCCTTGTTCAGACGATCCGATAAGGTCAGGCCCAATGTATCGCCATGTGCCATCAGTTCAGCCTTACTCATCTGGCCTAACTCTGGTGGTAACTCGACATCAACACTGTCGAAGGTCCCTGTCTCCGGCTCAGGGATATTATCGTCCGTTACCGGATCGGCTGGCGGTGGTGCAGACTGATCTCGTTTATCAAAAACTGCCATCTGCTGATTGACCGCATCCATATTGGGCAGGTTTTTAATCGTGCGCGGATCATCGGTAGCGATGTACTCCGGATGGCCTTTAGCCATGATGCTATTCCATAGCCAGAACTGGCCCGTCTTCGGATTAACGATAAACCGGGCTCTCTCAAGTGGCTTGGGAACATCCGAGACCTTGACGCTGCCAACACTGCGTTCAAAAGTGCCATCATCTTTTTGATGAACCTCGACCATGCCGGCTTTTTTGGCCAATTCAGACGTATATTGAAATACACGGCCGTTGTTGATGTTTTTAAGCCAGCGCGTTCTTGGCTTTTCAATTGTTTCGGTCATACAAGACTCCAGGGGAAAAGCAGGGGGCAAAGCCCCCTACAGGTTAGGGTGAAGACATGTCGGCAATTTGAATAGAGACATGGAGTTTTGCAGCGTCAGCATTGTTGTTGACGAGCAGATCCACGGTCCCATCTGCCGTAAAGAACTTGCCTTGTGAATAACCAGTAAAGGCATCTGGTGTGCCGACTGTGAGTGCTTGATTAGAGTTGTAGTAGCCGGCAGAGTTACCATTGGCTGCTACAACTAACCCATTAGGATCGGTGGTATCACCCAGGTCGACCGTTAACACCCCACCTTCGGCGGTCTCAACATGGATTTGAGCACGTTCGACGACTTGGCCGGCGCCAATATGAAACAACTGCAATAAATCTGCAGCTGTACGATTGGTTTCGGCAAAGTCAATCGTCTGTTGCATAACGATGTGGCTCCCAAGACCTTTGATCACGGCTTTGTCGGTTAAATCAACTGTTGCCATTGAAATTTACCTCTCAATATAAAAAACAAAAAATAACGGGCCTCAAGGAGACCCGTTACGGTTTAGCCCTTCTTGGCGTATGAATGCACCAGCGCTTCGCTTTTCAGTACCTTGTAACCAAAGACTTGCAGTCCACGGAACAGGGTGCCGAAGGTAGACTCAGCACGGATCGTTTCATTCTCAATCAGCTGTGACGCGAAGGTCAGTGCCGACTTTTGTCCGCCAATAATGTTGGTTACGGTGTCCGAGCCGTCGACAGTGGTCGCTAACAGGTTGGATCGATAGATAGTGAATCCATCAATCTCACCCATGCGGCCATTCAACAGACGTGACTTACCGTCACCAGCAAGGGAGGCATCACGCAGATCTGATTTTTTGATCAGAGCGCAAGCCCATGGAGGCAATACCAGGAAGCGATCACTTTCGGGAACGTCCTGCTCATCAAGTACGGTGCCGATGTCCACGATGTGATCCAGGATATTGGTTTTATCCAGGGTCTTTGGAGTACCGGTTGCACCCAGCTTGATATCGCCGGAGTTGAGGCCAGCAGTATTGCCGGCATTACTGGCATGAGCATCAGCGTAAACCGCACCCAACACATCTTTGTCGATTTTGATTTTCAGCTGTTCAGCAGCATCCTGAGTCCAGTCTTCTACGAATTCGTAGTCAGCCTGGTAAGCATCAACATCGTCCGCGACAAACTGCCAGTACTTGGCTTTGTCGATGTCCAATGTTGTAGTGCTTGGCTCGGGACGCTGTGTGTTTAGCGTCATGCCTTTTTTGTAGTCGGAGATCTGGATATCCGGCGTAGTGCGGATAGTTACCTGGTCTCCAAAGTTAGCGATCTGGCCTTCATCAATATGTTACCGTCAGGACTCTTTATTCCTGACTTCTCTCAGTTTTATTCCTGAGAGTTCAGACTATATCATCACCGTTGGCGAATCTGTCGTGTGTAGCATGCAACACACAAACCCTTACGACGGTTGTCATAAATAGTATTGTTGCATGCGCGACAGGCGCCTTTAGGTGCCATGCGCTCTTGGGAATACAAGCTTGCCACATGTTTCAATTTGTACTGCATGGATGGAATAATATGTTTATCGATCAACTTGCAAAATTTCTTTGTTTCGTTGGTATTAGCTTGTATGGAATATTGAGACTCTGTAGCACATTTTTTATCTCTGCGCTTTTTAAACTCGATTCCATGCTCATTGCTAAAATAATCAATAATCGTGTTCACTTCATCCAGTGAGCAATTAGTGGCGATATCAGTCGCTACAGAAGATACATTACCCTGCTTGTTTATATTGATACGCGGCGACCCGTCATCCATATACCATATTGCAATTCCATGCGGTGTGAGCATAGAAAGAGCACGGCTGGTAAATCGCTTAGTACCATTGTCATATAGCAGTTTTTTTAGCGTTACAAAATACTTGTTACTTTTCGATAGTTTGTGCTGCACATATTGTTTGCCGGTTTTAGGTAAAAATACCTTGTACTGGCGCACACTGTGCTTGCCACCAAACATATCTCTCAGCAATTCGCTCTTGTAAAGCAAGTATTCTCGTTGTTTTGGGGAGTGGGTAATTTGCATTTCTGACGAAATATACGTATCACCGTTTTTCCGTGTACGTTTTCTAACATTCAGAGTACCATCACCATAAATCATTCCGATTAACAACGCTCTATCATCTGTATTCATGAAAACCTCTCGACATTTGCCGCTGGTTAATTTGGCTTGTATACCTAGTCGTTACACCTTCCCCACCGATGGGGGCTTGGCTCGGGATTCCCGTCTCAGGGTTCCCCGAATTCACATGGTTTGCTATATGCGGTTTCCCACATAAGGAGCAAAA